TTTGAAAGATGCTGATAGCAATCCTATTGATTTAACTGGAGCAAATGTGCGCTTCCACATGAAAGCTATAGGTGGTGCAATTAAAGTAGACGCTGCAATGACCATTGTAGACCAAAATAATGGCACTGTTCGATACGATTGGAATACTGGGGATACAGATACTGTGGGAACTTATGAGGTAGAGTTCGAGGTTACCTACTCGGATGGAGCCATTGAGACGTTTCCCAACAAAGGCAGTTTGGCCCTTAATGTGACCAAGGAGTTAAACTAGTGTCTTGGGAAAAACAACTCTTTAAGGACAGCCCACTTTCTATCGCGCAAGGGGAAGTATCAGGCCACAGCTTCAACCATAAGTTTGGGGCTGTCCCTGCAATGTCTCAAAACCAGACGGGCACTGTTTGGGACGTAAATGATACTAATTACCCTTGGGCTTCTTGGGGAACTGCTGGCACTGTTACTATTCCTGCCACAGCCACAGATAATGGTCTGGCTGTAGTTATCGAAGGGTTGGACGCGAACTACCTCCCTCAGTCTGAAACTGTTACTGTTTCTTCCAGCGTTGCTGTGACCACCACAAGCACTTGGTCTCGTGTGTTCCGGGCATATTCCACTAGTGGCACTAATGTTGGGAACATCAACATCCAGAAGGGTGGCGTTACTGTAGCCCGTATTACTGCTGGTAAGGGCCAAACCTTAATGGCTGTATATACAATTCCCTCTGGATACACTGGCTATTTGACGAAAGGTGCTTGCACATGCCAAGCTGGCGCTGATGCTACCGGCGACATGTATGTCCGTTACTTTGGGCAACAGAGTTTCCGTATTGGACATAGTTTTGAAGTATCGGGAACTGGTGGTCAATACGAATATGTGTTTTCTGTCCCGCTCCGTCTTCCTGAAAAGACCGACATTGATGTGAGAGCTAGTGTCCGTTCCAATAATGCTCGTATCACTGCGGCCTTCGATATTATCCTAGTGGAGGACGGTTATGAGCACATTTGACCCAGATAATCTACCAACAGAAGAAGAAATCGACAAAGCGGATAAGCCTCTTAATAAGCCATTCCGTCTCCCTGCGGGTTCTTCAAAGAAGTTTGGTGTTTATGTGAAAGACGGGGACAAAACCAAGAAGGTAACTTTTGGTGACCCCAAAATGGAAATTCGGAGAGATGATCCCAAAGCTCGTGCAGCTTTTCGTAGTCGTCACTCCTGCGATACCGCTACAGATAAGACCTCTGCTCGTTACTGGTCCTGTCGTATGTGGGAGAAAGGAACCTCGGTAAGTGAGATGACTAAAGCCAACATTGAAGGTCAAATCCTCAAAGCCGATGACGAACAGCGTATGGTCTACGGTTGGGCCTCGGTAGTTACCGAAAAGGGCGAACCTGTAATTGACCGTCAGGGTGATGTTATCGAACCTGAGACGCTTGTCAAAGCTGTTAACAGCTTCATGGAACATGTGCGTGTCGGTAAGACTATGCACGTTGGAGAGCAAACTGGTGTGATTGTTCACTCCATGCCCGTCACGAAAGAGATTGGCGAAGCTCTTGGTATTCACTCAGACCGTGAAGGTTGGGTTGTCGCCTACAAGGTATACGACGATGCAGTCTGGGACATGGTGAAGAGTGGTGAACTTGCGGCCTTTAGTATTGGCGGTCGCGCAGTAAAGGAAGATTGGAATGCCTAATCTTTTGAAAAATCTTGAACTGGAGGAACTGTCTCTGGTGGATCGGCCTGCCAATGCACAAGCTATGGTCTCTCTGTTCAAGCGTGATACTTCGGGAGAAGAAATGACTGAAGAAGTTGAAAAGATGTCGGATGACATGAAGGCAAAACTGAAGCCTTACATGGATAAAGGTATGTCGGAAGAAGAAGCCATGAAGGCTTGTCAAGAAGATATGACCGAGAAATCCGATAGTGAGCCTGAGGCTGAAATGACGGAAGTTGACACCCTCAAGGCTGAGAACGAGCGTCTCCGCAAATCGCTTATCGAAAATGGCTACGTTATCAAAGCTGACGTGATCGAAAAGAAAGCGGAAGTCGAGATGATCGAAGTCGAAGGTGAGATGGTCGCTAAGTCGGACATTCCCGCCCCGGTTCTGAAGGCCCTCGAAGTTGCTAAGGCTGAAGCCGAAGCCGCTGCTATTGAAAAGGCCGACATCGAACTGACCAAGCGCGCTGAAGAGGCCCTGCCCCACTTTGACGTGGCTGTCGCTAAGTCGCTGGTCAAGGCTTTCTCGGAAGAGGAGGCAATCATGGAAGCACTCAAGGCTGCTGATAAGGCTTTCGAGGCTGCTATGGCTGAATTTGGCAAGTCGGATGTTGACGGCGAATTTGATAGCGCCTCCGACAAGCTGGATGCTCTTGTTAAGTCCTACATGGACCAAAACGAAATGAAGAAGAGCGAGTATGCTAAGGCTTACGCTATGGTGGCTAAGACCGACGAAGGCAAGGCTCTTATCGCAAAATCCTATAAAGGGGAATAATTAAAATGGCTGTTATTCAAACGCGGGACACCCGCACTTTTGAAGCTGGCGAAGACCTTTCGGCAGCACAATTCCACTTCGTCACCCTTGAAGCTGACGGTCAGGTCGATCTGGCTGACGCTGCGGGTGAAAACTGCATTGGTATTCTGCTGAATGCCCCGGCTGCTGCTGGTCGTGCCGCTACTGTTGCTATCTCCGGTAAGGTGATGGTTGAAGCTGGTGCCTCCGTGACTGCTGGCGATGCACTTCAAACCAACGCTGCTGGTGAGGCTATTACCGCCGCAGCGGGTGACTACGTTATGGGTTACGCTCTGGAAGCTGGCGTTGATGGTCAAATCATCGCCATGGAGTTGATCCAAGGTGGCAACATCGTCGCCTAATCTAGAGCATAGAAAGGAATAAAAATATGCCTCTCCTGACTCCCTCGTCGGTGCATATCGACCAGCCGCTTACCAACCTGACGCTGGCGTATGTGCAAGAACAAACGAACTTTATCGCTGATAAGGTTTTCCCTGTCGTCGGTGTTGACCGCCAGTCGGATAAGTATTACATCTACGACCGCGACAACATGAACCGCTCGGGTGACGTGAAGAAACTCGCGCCCCGCACCGAAGTCAACCGCATCGGTATGTCGATCTCCAACAACAGCTACTACGCTGATGTGTATGGCCTCGGCATGGACTTCGATGAGCAGACCCTCGCAAACGAAGATGCCGCTCTGGACATTCGTTCTGCTGGCGCTCAGACCCTGATGACCCGCCTGATGATCCATCGTGAGGAGCAGTTCGCTTCGACCTTTATGACCACTGGCGTTTGGGGCACTGACGCAACTGGTGCTGCTTCTGGTGTTGGCACCCCGGTCTACTGGGACGATTACACCAACTCCACCCCGATCCTCGACGTTACGAATGCTCGTCGCACCGTGCAACTGGCCTCGGGCGGCTTCAAGCCTAACACGATGGTTGTGGGCAAAGAAGTTCGTGATGACCTCATCAACCACCCGGATATTCTGTCCCGCCTGAATGGTGGTGCTACCGTGACCAACACCGCTCTCGTGACCAACGCCAAACTGGCCGAGATTTTTGAAGTTGAAAACTTCTACGTCATGGAAGCTGTGAAGAACTCCTCGGTTGAAGGTGTCGCAGAATCGAACGCCTTCATCGGTGGTAAGGACGCCCTGCTGGTTCACACCCCCTCCTCGGCTGGTCTGATGACCCCGGCGGCTGGTATGACCTTCGCTTGGAACAACATTCCGGGCGTGTCGAACCTCGGTGTGACCGTGGAATCGTTCTCGGATGACGCTCTGCGCCGCCAGCAGGTTGCAGAACACATTCAGGTCAAGATGGCTTACGACATGAAAGTTGTCGGTGCTGATCTCGGCTACTTCTTCTCGGGCATCGTCCAGTAAGAATTATTATCTAGGGAGGGGGCTTCAGTGTCCCCTCTCTTTCCCTCCTAACCCGACAAGGAGAACTTAAATGGCTCATCCTCCGTATCTTGGCTGGCAGATTGACTGGCCGCTGTTTGTAAAAGTCCCGTTCCATTCTGAAGGACATGAGTGGAAGAAGGGCGATCACTATCCTTGGCGGACCATTGGTTTCAGTGGTGTTAAGGAAGAGAGTGTTGCCCGCTTGTATAACTCTGGTTACCTTTACCACAACCCTGAACTTGAGAAGGAAACCAAGGTTGGCGACCGTCTCAACGAGATGAACAAAGCACAGATTGAAACTCTGGTCGGCTTGCTTAACGCTGAAGTGAAGAGCAACACCAACTCCACGGCAGAGTATAACGCCAAGAAGTGCAAAATCTCTAAGATTGAAGAGAAGCAACGTGGGCTTGTTCGTAGTTTCCTCCGCAACAACTCTTGGGTTCAGGACAGGTTCTACGAAATCCGTGATCAGATATTAGACGCTAACCATGCGGCATTCGACAAGGAATAATTAAATGGCTTGGAGTTACGATTCATCTAATCTGGACACTGACACGTCTTCTGGTCGGATTAATGTCGTCCGCCTCTTGGTGGGAGATACCGAAACGACTGATCAGCAAGTCCAGAATGAAGAGATTACGTTTGCGCTCTCTGAGAACGGGAACAATGTCTACTTCGCTGCTGGATGGGTCGCACGAGCCATTTCCTCTAAGTATTCCCGCAAGGTTAACACGCAGCTTGATGGGGCCTTGAGTGCTGATTACTCTGACCTCGCCAAGCAATACAGTTCTCTGGCAGATCGTCTTGAGTATCAAGGTAAGAAGTCTTCTGCTGGTCTGAGCGTTAAAGCTGGTGGCATTACGATCTCTGGTGTTGAGGCTGTTCGAGAGAACACCAATCGCATTGAAGGTTCTTTCCGCAGAGATAGGTTTCACAATCCTCCCGGCTACGACACCCCTGAGTATGAATAATAAGGAGGGGATTTATGTCCTTTCGTTCTTACGATCTTCTCAGGATGCTGGAAGATTTTGGCAGGAATCTCACTCTGATTTATGTCTCGGAGGGGTCGTATGATCCTGCTACCGGGAGTTTGTCTGGGGGTTCCACCTCGAACTCGACCGTAAAAGGTTATTTCTATAACTACCGTCTGGATGAAGTAGATGGGTCTAATGTTGTTCTCGGGGATCGTCGTCTTCTTCTGCCTACTGTTGATACCTCTGGCAACACTATTACTGAGCCTGAGATTGGTGATCAGATTACGGGATCAGGAGATAAGGTCTCCATCATCTCTGTCGTCAAGATATTCAGCGACACAAGAGTAATGTGCTATCTCTGCCAAGTTAGGGAGTAATCCATGTCTAACTTCAGAGTTACAGTTAGCAGGGGTGTTGATGGTAAGTTCCGTAAGTTGGAAGACCTGCTGAAAGACTTTCAGGAAGAATATCTCAGAGGCTTCGCAGATTCTATCGTGATGGACTCTCCTGTCGATACTGGCACCTACATGGAATCTCACGTTATTTCCACTTCCCCCCAGTCTGGCAATGCTAGTTCTCATGGGAAACCGAAAAATCAGCCGTGGGGTCCAATCGCGCAATCTACTCTGAACCGTCTGTATAGTGAGATTGCTACTATCCCAGATGGAACCAATAACGTCTACATCAGCAATATCTCTGAACATGCAGATGACGTTGAATACAGACACGGCTATGAAGTATTCTCGCGGGCTAGGGCTAAATCTGGTGCAATCGCTGCGGAAGCTGAAGCAAGAGCAAGGGCTAGGAATAGATGAGTTCAGTATATGATGATATTCGGCAAGCCCTAGAGGTTAAACTCAACAGCACTTCTGGCCTGCCATCCCAAATCGCTTGGGAAAACGTAATATTCTCGCCTACCACTGGGACTGCTTACATGGAAGTTCGTCTTGTTCCAGTCACTCGTAGGCCAGCAACTAGGGGTTCTAACCCGCAACAGAGATACGATGGCTTCTTCCGTATCTTGGTATATGTGCCTGAGAATGAAGGCCCCTCCGCTGCTGACGACTATGTGAACACTCTGATTGAGGCTTTTGATGCCACGACAGACCTGAGTGCAAATGGCATTAACGTCTCCATTGACTATGCTGAACGCGCTCAAGGCATCCCCCAA